TAACACTCTCGGTATGACTACTGCAACTGCCAATGAGATTGAAGCAAAAACAATGTATATTCCTCTTCAATTCTGGTTCTGTAGAAACCCAGGTCTTGCTCTTCCTTTGATTGCTCTTCAATATCACGAAGTCAAGTTCAATATTACCTTCAAGGCTCTTGCTGATCTTCATGTTACTTCTTCTGGTGCTTTGTCTACTACTCCAAGTCTTGAAGCTTCATTGTTCGTTGATTATATTTATCTTGATACTGATGAACGTCGTCAATTTGCTCAAGTTCAACACGAATATCTCATTGAACAATTGCAATTCACTGGAGCTGAATCTATTGCTGCTTCTGGTGCTTACAAGAGCAAACTTGCTTTGAACCATCCTTGCAAAGAACTTGTTTGGGTTATTAGAGATTCCGGTGATGCTGGAGCTGACTCATCTGACTATGTAGCAGTCTCTACTGCTAAGCTTCAACTTAATGGACAAGACCGATTCTCTGAACGTAAGGGATCTTACTTCAACTTGGTTCAACCATTCCAACATCACACTTGTATTCCAAGTGATGGTATCTATGTTTACTCGTTTGCTCTTAACCCAGAACAACATCAACCTTCTGGAACTGTAAACATGTCTCGTATCGACAATGCCACTCTCCACATTAACTCTGCTGGAGCTGGTAACCTTCATGTTTTTGCCGTTAACTATAACGTTCTCAGAATCATGGCTGGCATTAAAGAATGTATTTACATTAACCTGTGCCAAACAGTCAGCTGCATAATAAGTTTTGCTATTACTTATTATGAAAAACAGTGTAAATTAGCAAGAAATCAATTTGAAATGATTTCTATATAACTGGCTAGTAAAAAAGGATCAAACTTTTTTTGCAACAACTTCAAATTGACGGGGACTTCCTTAGAGCCTAAACTACCACTTTTATTTGGAAACATTTAAAAGGAACACGGTTAATAGCCGTATGCGACTTACGTCGCCATTGCACGACTCGTAAGAGTTGGGCTTTGTCCAATGGTAATAAAGTTTAGGATTGGAAAATCCGCAGCCAAGCACCTAAAGTCGCTATGATAAGACTATGGTGAAGGTTCAGAGACTAAATGTAGTTGGGATTGAGATACCTAATCAGTATCAATGATATCTTAAGATATAGTCCGGCCTTTAGTGAAAACTAAAGGATAAATGCACCCGGGGTGGGTTAGCATATTCAAATTAAAAAAATAAATCAAAATTTATGGTTTTATTTTAAATCCTATCTAAAAAAATTTGAAAAAAAACCTATTTTAATAAAAATATTATTAAAATGGAAGATAATATTGAAATTACAGAAAATTTTAAAAAGTATATATCTGGTTTTTTTGATGGAGATGGTTCTATAGGTATTTATAACAAAACATTAAGAGTGAAATTAACACAAAAATCAGATACTAATATTTTACATAAAATTTCAAAGATTTATGAAAACGACAATAAGGTTGATAATTATGCTATACATTTTTATGGTAAAAATTCATCACTATTTTTAACAGATGTGAAAAAATATTGTATTTATAAAAGTTTTCAAATAGCAATCGCGTTAGGATATATAGACACAATAAATGTTAAATTAACTGATGAAATAATAAATTTACGTAAAGATTATATAAAACTATTGCAAGATGAAAAACATATTTAATAGTATCTAAAATATTTTGAATAAATTATTTTAAATAAATTTTATGCAAAATCGCAAACGATACTCTCACCAGATGTCTTACATGATGTACCACTTGCACAATTTCTATATATCCACTTGTTATTAACACACGTATCAAACCCACTATTATTACATTTCATTTTGCCTGTTATACAATCACAGTATTTGTCAACAACTTTATTATCTTTACTCACTTTTTGTTTTATTCTGTTAAACTTTTTATTTTTAACAGATTTAACATTACCTTTTCCTTTTCCTTTTCCTTTTCCTTTTTGATTTTGTGTTTTAAATGAAATATTTTCAACTGAATTTAATAAATCTCTTCCATCAAGTGAACTAGGTGCACCCATTTCCCATTCTGGTACATTTGCATATCCTGGTAAATTTACTATTAATAATTCTTTACCAGTTATATTTGTAGTATATCCATTAGTATTAACAGTTACATCAGCGCATTCCATATAATATTCTCTATTTCCTATTCTATTAATCCACGTCCAAAAAACAGTAACATCATCACCTTTAGCATTTTCAGGAATATCAAATGAGTATGACATCGAATCTAATAAACAATTTCCAATAACTGTTTTTAAAACAACAAACTTTTTATCATCGTAAGATATTCCAAATTGACAATGTCCACCACCATGAACAGCAGTACCTTCTAATGTAACAGTTATAGTATTTGTATCATATGTTGTAACAGATGGACCTTTTGGGAACCCTTTACACGGAAAACTAAAAAAATCAGGTTGGACATTTAGTGGTGATCTTAAATTATAATTCACTAATCCACTATTTTTATAATATTCTGACAATTGATTTCTTCTTGATGGAGGGAAACTCATAGAAATATGTGCTAAACTAACCTCAAACAAAATCATTAAATTTAAACAAATTATATATAAACTCATAATATAAAGATATAAAAACCAGTATCTTTAAATTGATTACAATTACAATTACAAACACAAAATAAATGGGTCATCTGTTAAGATATATTTAGATCCTTCCGTATATCCAACTCTTTCCAATGTTTTTTTATCGTAAACAAACGAATCATCTACGTAATAAAATGTGCCGTCAATTTGAATAGAAGTGTGATGTTCATATTTATCTAACTTGTTTTGTAATTCAGAACTTTCAATAATAAATAAATTATCTTTTTGTTTTTCATCATCTATTTTTGATCTATATTCTAAATATTGATGTGTTTTACAATAATTAGACTCTTCTCGTACTCGTCTACAACATTTATTACCATTTTGAGAAACACCTATACATATTTTAACATCCTGTTCTGAATTATCAAAAATAGATAAAAATTTTCTTAGTAAAATTTCTTTTGGAACTTTTTCTTGTGTATCTTTATAATGAATATCATACTCGAAAAAAACATCATCTAAAATTTTTGAAATATCTTTAGTATATGCTCTTGAAATACTACTTGTAATATTTGTAACTCTTTTACATAAACGTTCTAACTCCATATGTTAAAACTAAACTTTCTTTTTAATGTTTGCAAAAATATTTTGATTTTTTATAGGATGTATTTTTATCGTCGTTTCTGTGATCATTTCTGTAGTTTGTTCACTAATTTGTTCAGTAGTATTAGTATTTTTATTTTTCCCTTGACAAGATTCGCCTTTAAATAATTGTTTAAATCCACGTGCCATCAAATCCATGTTTGTTTGTTTATCCTCGAACATTTTAGTCATGTAATAAGAATAACATACATCCTTATTATCAAAAACTGTAATTAGTAATATAATTGTATTTGCAACGTCACCTACGAATAAGTTTAACGTATTTTTCTTTTTTGAATATTTTATTTCCATTTCTTCACATTCTAATATTCCATGCGAGTCGTTAGATTGTGACTCCATTTTAACATAATTTATTTGTTTGAATTCTACGTCAAAATAAACTACTAGTGAATTATCTGAAAAAGTAAAATTCGTAATTTTCATTATTAGTTAAAGCACGTTGTGTTTAAACTAATATTATTTATATTGTAATTTTACGATTTTGTAATTTTACGATTTTGTAATTTTACGATTTTGTACATTAATCCTCCTTTTTTCTAAAATGATTATTACGTTCCAAAATCTCCGATAATACTTTATTTGGTAGACCCAACCCACGTTGTAAATTTGATAAGGCTAATGTCTCTTTTGGTAAACATTTTCCACCAAAACCATAAGATCCATCGTGACCAGGAACATCAATATGTGATTCACCAATACGTGGCTCCAAAGGAAACAAGTCTTTTAAATTATTATAATCAACTCCAAATTTATCACATACTTCACTAATTTCATTAAAATACCAGACTTTTACTGCTAAAAATACATTGATCGTATATTTAAATAATTCACATTCTTCATAACTTTTATGAATTACATCAATTGTTTTATGAGAATACAATCGTCGCATAACATCTTCAACTGATTTACGAGTACTAGAATCATATTCAGTTCCTAATAAACAAAAATTGGCATTGTACATATCTTCTTGAAACGTTTTTTCCTTTAAAAATTCAGGACAAAATACAATATTCAACTTTTTACCATATTTATTATGTAAAGTTCTTGAAGTACCTGGTTTAACAGTTGATTTGATAATAACTGAAGTTTTACGTTTAGTTTCGCAAAATAATTGATCCAAAACATGTTCTACAATTGATGTATCACATTCTCCTGTATTACCTTTAGGTGGTGTTGGAACACAAATAAAATAAAAGTTATGTTCATTTTTCTGTTCTGAACTTTTAATTAAACTGGAAATATCATTGAAATTTTCTACAGATTCACGTTCATCTTTTTTTAAAACATCATATGTACAATATGGTAACTTGTTTTTTTTACACAAGTAACCAATTGCACCTCCAACATACCCATAACCAATAATATTAACAAAATTGTATAAATCAGACATAGTAATACTCGTTTAATAAGTTTATTTTTAAATAAGTATTTATAAATTCAATATTTTCTTGATATTTTCATCGACTATATTATTTCCATTCCAAAAAAAATACTTTAGTGATTTAGTATCGCTTGGTTCTTGAGTATGTGAAAAAACATGATTGAAACTAATTTGAATATTCTTGTTACTATTATTAATATCATCCTTTAATTTTAATATATTTTTAATAATATCTTGGTTTTTAACATCTTCACCTTTTGCATTTTTCCAATTGTTTTTAATCCAACCTTTTGACCATTTATCTACGCAATTAATAGAATACATACTATCTGTACATATGATTACAGATTTATTTTGAAATAAATTAACGTTTTCCAAAACTATTTTAAAAACGTATCTTATAGCTGATAGTTCTGCTTTGTTATTTGTTGGTTCCCTTACAACTAAACGTGTTGTATTAAATTCGTATAAAGTAGAATCTTCATCTGTAGAAAACAAAACAGAATATCCAGCTTTAGAATCAGCCTTGCCATTTTTAGAGCACCCACCATCTGTAAATACGTATATACTATTTGCGTCGTTTTCTAGAGGCTCTTGTTCTTGTTGTAAGTCATTTAAAATACACGCAATTGTAGTATTTCGAAGACTACCTACTATATCCATTAATGATTTTTGATTAAACTTGTTTTTATATAAAAAAATCTCAAAATCCTTTCTTGATGATGACATTATTAAATTACGTTATCTATAGGTAATAATTTCAATTATTTTTAAATACGTGACAATAACTTTACAAATCATTTAACTAAAATCATCCTTTCCATACTACTAACGTGATCACCAGTTTTGACTAATAATTGTTGTATGTTTTTATTTGGTATAGTTATATCTACTCGTGAACCTAAAACAATAAATCCTAATCTTTCACCTGGCGTTAATATTGTATCTTGATTTTGCGTTTGTAAAAAGTTTATGATTCTTCTTGTTAATAACCCAGTTATTTGAGTAATTGTGTATGTAAAGTTTAATTTTGGGTTATACAATGTAGTTTTAACTCTTGTATTATTCACTGAATGTTCTAAAAAAGCCGGGGCAAACAATCCACTAAATTTCTCGATGGATATTACATTGGATGTTATAGGTATATATTGTGTATGATTATCAAATACGTTCAAAAATAAAGAAATAGTTGTATCTGTATCGTTGTTAATTATCTCTCTAATATAACCTGAACTAGGCGAATAAAACATATTTGGTTGTACCGTTTGTTTAACGAGTTTTTTATCTGGACTGTTTAAAAATCGCAAACAAAAACATAAAAAAACAATTGTTATAGTAATATTTTTTGTTATTATATATATTAGTAATGGTATAACTACTAATGATGAGAAGTCTAGTATTATCATCCTTATAATATAAAAAGAATATTGTTATAAAGATTGTTATAATAATTTAAACTTATTATCTTCTAGGTACAAGTGGCGAGTTAAAGACATAATGTAAATGTCCATAATTAACAGATTCTTGACCACAAGCCTTACTTTTTTGTTTTTGTGCATCCTTTGATTCAATTTCAGTTTCAAAGCGTTCTTTTGTTTTAATTATAAACATTAATATGTATAATATTGCAATAAGCATTATCAAGTGTTCAAATGTAATTTCGTAATTTAATAATTTCATTTTAATATATATTAATAAAAAATTTTTTTTGTTACTTTAATTTATAACAAAATAAATGAAAACTTCGCAAAAACCGAAAAAAATCAAAACTTCAAAAAGATCTAAAAACACGCCTAGCGGAAAAACAAAGGTAAAAATACCTGTTACTACAAAAGGTGGTTTATTTGGATATAATGTTGGTCTACCAGAAAAAAATCGACGATCGTTATTAAAATTTTTATTATCTGGTAAAGGGGTTTCGTATTCTGAAATAATTAAACGATTAAATGTGTTGTCGATATATAACAAACGCCTCCACCCAGAATCCACACGTAAAGTAAAACGAGACATGGATTTTCTACATAAAAATTATCGATCGCCAAAATCAAAACGGAAGTCTAAATCAAAACGGAAGTCTAAATCAAAAAAGAAGTCTAAATCAAAAAAGAAGTCTAAATCAAAAAAGAAGTCTAAATCAAAAAAGAAGTCCAAACGGAAGTCTAAAAAGAAGTCCAAACGGAAGTCTAAAAAGAAGTCTAAATCAAAAAAGAAGTCTAAATCAAAAAAGAAGTCTAAATCCAAAAAGAAGTCTAAATCCAAAAAGAAGTCCAAAAAGAAGTCTAAAAAGAAGTCCAAAAAGAAGTCTAAAAAGAAGTCTAAAAAGAAGTCTAAAAAGAAGTCTAAAAAGAAGTCCAAAAAGAAGTCCAAAAAGAAGTCTAAACGGAAGTCTAAATCAAAAAAGAAGTCCAAAAAGAAGTCTAAACGGAAGTCTAAATCAAAAAAGAAGTCCAAAAAGAAGTCTAAACGGAAGTCTAAATCAAAAAAGAAGTCTAAACGGAAGTCTAAAGGGAAGTCTAAACGAAAGTCTAAAGGGAAGTCTAAACGGAAGTAAATGATTATATTATCAATGTATTTAAAAAGAATAATGAAATATATTTTATTATTCGTTATATATATATATGGAAAACAAAATAATTGTGTTTTCTAGGTTAGGGTGTAAGTATTGTGATAATGCTAAAAAATTTTTAAAAAATTTACAACTACCTTTTCATGAAATTAAAATAAATCATGATGATAAAAATTATGAATACAAACGAGATCACTTATTCCATTATTATCAGCATCATTCGTATCCTGTTATAGTAATAAATAATGAATTGCTTGGTGGTTATTCTGACTTGGTTAACGCATACGATACATTAAAATTACACGATATGTGTAGTAAAATAGGTCTTGAATTACCATTTGATTTGTAAGAAAGGTATATTGTTAATTTTATTAAATGTTGGTATTAACATTTAACAAATATGTTATTATGTAGAATTTTTAATCCGATTAAAAAAAGATTCATTGTCAAGTATCATTCTTATAATTTTTATGATAGACTTTTTATCTTGTTTTGACAAACGTGTTTGAATACGATCTTCTATTGTTTTCATAATCTTGTTTAGTTGAAGTTTTCCACAGCCAAGTTCTTTTGTACAAATGTCTTTAATATGATACAAGTAAAAAGTATGTTTATCCAATATTCTGTCTATTTCAGATGGAAGTTCTGCGCGTTTAAACATTGTTATAACACGTTTACGTTTTGTTTGTAAACCAATGGTTTTATAATGTTGTTTTTGACGATCATAATATAAAACGATGAGTTTGGGATGTGGTTTATCACTGTTTGTGAGATCTGTTATATTAAGACTATTATCTAATATGATTATATCAACATTCAAAACTTTACAAATAAGAGATAGTGTAATATTATCACCTTGGAAATTAAATCCTGGTTTTTTAAGTTGAGTTGTAAAATCTCGTTTATTTTTAATATTAAAAGGATCCCATTCTCCTACAAATTCACCATGTTGTTTTTCTAATCTGTAATTTTGAATAATACTAAAAAATTCAGAGTTTTCTAGACCATTTATATATTTACATAAGGCTCGTCTTAAACGTTCGTGGTCAGTTTTACATCCTGCATTTGTTAAAGCTGTTTCTATTGATCTAAATTGGCAATTTCCATCACCAAGGCAATTTTTTATAACGAAATTATCAGATGATAGTTTTTTTCTCCACGGTTCTTCTAAAGGTTCCCACGTAAAAACATCTTCCTGTGGTTTAGCTTTTTCAAAATCAATATCATCTATATTCAATAGTGCATTGTCATTCGTAATCCCTATAACGGGTACGTCTACATTTTCAACAAAACTATCATCCATTATATATATCTTATAAAAAAATAATAAAAAAACATCCAAGATAAAACAGTAAATGTTACTTAATAATAAATCTACTCGATTTTGTATTTTGTAATAATTTTATTAATATTATAATAAAATTATTTTAAAAGTGACTAAATCTCAAATTATAGATAGAAGTGTAATAAATTTTGTAAATCATTATAAATCATTATAAATCATTATAAATCTTCCTGGTTGTCAAAATCTTGTTGTAGTGTTTGTTTAATTTTGATATTAAATCCGTAATTTAAACATCCATTGATAACTGATTCTTTTTCGTTTCCATATTTGATTTTCATAGCACGTCTCAAGTCTTTAATATCTGGTACACGAGAGTTTGGATAGTTATTTGTCCACCAAGTAGAGAAATGATTGTAAATTATTTTGTTTGATTCAAATTCATTGTTTGCTTCTTCCAAAATTTGATCAAAGAATTCATTAAACTTGTCGTTATCAACCTTGTATTTAGCTGTTGCTTTCTTGACTTCATCTGGTTCATTCATTCCTTCTTCTAAAAACTTTTCATACCAGTGAATAAGAATACTCATAAAGTATGGTCTCCAATACTTGATTTTATACTTGATACTTGGATCAATTTTAAATTCGTTTTCTTTAACTGGATTGTCACAAAATCTCGACTTAAACTCCACCACACGTATTCTTCTCCAAGTTCCACCATCAATACTTGAAACAGTTGGTAAGTCATTACAACACATAATCATTGTTCCTTGTAATTTAAATGAAACAGGTGCTTTAAATAATTCTCTGGCAATAATAGTATCACCACCAGTATATTGTTTCAAAATACCAGTCCTAAGTTTATCATCGTGTTCTGGTTCTTGAAATGTAAAAATACGTTTTCCCCGAAGTCTAACAACATCTGGTGATGCATTGCTAGAACTTCCTCTTTTATTTGTTAAAAGAGATACGTCTACTCCAGTAATATAATCTCCTAGTGTATTTTCTAAAAAATTAACTAATGTTGATTTTCCATTTGCACCAGATAACCCAGTCCATATATAAAAACGCTCATCTGGAGAACCTATTAATGATTTACCAAGGACTTTTAGTGTATATTCCAATACACGTTTATTTGGAATAATTTGACTCAAAAATGTATAAATGTCTTGTGTATGTGGACACGTTTCGTCATAATCAAGATAATCGTAACCTGTAGAAAATGTCAAGTAATCATTCTGTGTACCATCTCTAAAATGTTTTTTACCAAAATCATACACACCATTCTTAAATCCTACCAAATTACAAGTAGAATCTAGGTTAGTATAAAAATCATTATCATATGTCTTGAACAAATAAATGACTTGTGAAATGATATTGCTCTTAAAACTAACATTTTCCAATTTGTTAATAATATTATCAATCATTTGATTACGCATATTTGCATCTATTTTATCAGTATTAACAAGAAAGTCTTGTAAATTTTTGTTTTGTATAGATGTATCACTGATTTTAATACTTCTATAATATTTAGGTAATTCTTCTGAAATTAAAATATTCATCAAATGACTTCGTTTCCATCTAATCCCATTAAATTCGTACCATTCTGTATTTTTGATATCATCTACTCTAAAACGGTCTTTGTAAATTTGAAATACGGCTTTTGCAATAGAATAATGTGATCCGGATAAACTTGATTCTAGTGACTGTCGAGTATCATCTGATAAAGTAACTTCAGACTTCCAAAACTTTGTATTCATACTAATATACATTTCTGGATATTCTTGTTCAAATTGTTCTGGTAAAGCAAATCCAGATTCTGGAAATAATCTTCTTCTACATTCTTCATCGTGACACTTCATATAAATTCCATTGATACTTATTTCGAAATAAATTGGACTAACATCTCTTTCATGTTGTCTATTCTTAAATGGGCAATATTTACCATTGATTGATACATAATAACAAAAAATTCCAAGACGATTTTGTTTAGCATAAATTCTTTGAACACTTGTATCATAATCTTTTAAAGATTCATTTTGTGCTTTTAAATTGACTAATAAAGTAGAAATTTCAGTCTTAATTTTATCATTACTGATTCCTTTTACTGGAATTTGTTTTTCAACAGCTTTTTCTGATGTTTTTACAGTTTGTTTTAGTTCGGAAATTGATGATGATGATCTTCTTTTAACTGTAGTTTTTGCAAATTGTTCAAATGTCAAGTTTTCTAATTCTACAACCGTTTGATTTTCCATATTGTAAATTTTATATACAGAATCAATACCGTCTGTATCCTTTTGTTCATTTGAAGATTTGGAAACTTTTTTAGAACCTAATAAACGCAATCCAGTTCTATATACAGAAACGTCAATCGATTCTTTTACATTTTCTTGTAAAATATCTGGTTTTTGCAATACTTCATTAATAATCTTTTTACCAATTGCATTATTAACAATTAAATTGTAAAAATTAATATGATAATTAGAACCTTTTGCAGTAACTCTTTTTGAAACAATTGTTTGTAATAAATTTTCATTTTCTACAAACATATCTCTAATAACTGTTTGTGTAGCAGCTATAACATCAAAAACATCGTCATCAGATAACTTGTACCCTGATCGTTTTGGAACATCTAAATCAATAAAAAATGCAAAATTTGAATTGTAAACTTTTTCAATAAGATAAAGTGAGTCTCTTTCATCATTTGTAACATTTGAAATCACATTAAAATAGCGTTTGTAAAATTCATCTAATTTATCATCTGGAACATTGTATTTACCATTGTTAAATGATAAATGAGTTTGTTCGGAACTTGCGTTTTTAGTAAATTGCAATAAGTACTTTGAGAATGACATTAATACACAGTTATTTTTTTTAATCTCATTATGTTTTCAATTTTTTATAAAAAATATATCTTATGGACATTTGCATTCGAGCGCCAATGTGCATTTCCGAGTAAAATATATAAATTTATTTTATATATTAATATTAAAATGAGTAAAGAACTTGTTTATATAAAAGATAATATTGAAAACACTCATTATGTTTATACAAATGAATTAAATGTAAATTACAGTTTCATTAAATGTTACGAATGGTTACGTAGTAATTATAAAACTAAATATCCAGAAATTGTTATGGATTTACGATATACAATTGAAGACGATAAATGTTATATTTTTTGCGAAGAAGAAATCGTCAATAAAGGATGGGTATGGAATTCTAAGGAGTGTAAAAAGCGTACACTGTATGAATTAACACTAATACCAGTGTGTGTTACTCTTGAAAAAACATCTGTTTATATTCAGACTATAGAAGCTACAAAAAATTTTCAAGAAACACAAACAGAATTTGTGGAAAAAGAAAATTTACAAAAAACATTTTTAAATAAAGTATACAATCAAGAAAATAATATAGATCTATTTAATTATTTTGATACAGGGGCAAATGAGATAATTACTGACTTTTCAAATTGGTATACTAACGAACTAGAACCAGTTATTACAAACATTAGCAAATTAAAATTAGGAAATGAAGGATATGCCCCTAACCCATTTTCACCTATTAACCCAAAAAATCCATTTTTATCATATAATACGGAAAGTATTACGATTGAAAGTAAAAATGACACTTATCAAGCATTAACCAATGAATTAAAAGGTAGATTAATCCAACCAAATTATGGATTACGTTCAAAAAAATACGATTAAAGATTTAAAATGTGTATTTATCAATGTGTATTTATCAATGTGTATTTATCAATGTGTATTTATCAATGTGTATTTATTAATGTGTCTATATCATGAAAAGTTGATATAAATATGTCATTTGATTTATTCCATTCTAAAGAAATTTTTGCTAATCTAGTTTTTTCCTCATCAGTTGTTTCTAAAGATCCAATGCCTCTATCTGGATTTTTATCAGTCATAAAAGATATCATACCTTCCATCATTGACATTATATTCCAAATACTAGTATATGTTTCTTGATGATATGCAGAAAATGTGGTACATATTTTAGTACTTGTTTTAAAACGACCATTTGGAGTTATAAATATAAAATTAGGTGGTTTTAAGGGATATTGTTCATCTAATAATATCTTACCAAAATATACACCTCCTTCAAATGGTGTTTCTTGTAAGTCATGAACTATAAAAAACCAAGTCAATAAATCATTTTCCTTAGGACGTAATATTAAATTTGGAAAACTAAAATTTTCTTTTTGATACATGGCAATTTCTTTATTTAATCTTTTTAAACATAATCTTGATACCATAATTATAATTATATAATACTATATAATTATTTTTAAGTTAATTAATTCCCTAATTTTTGTCTTTTTTATTTTTGTACTGTCTTGTGTATTTCCTCACCTTGCTTTTACGCACTTGTTCTTGCACTTGTTCTTGTAGTTGTACTTGAGGTTGTACTTGAGGTTGTTCTTGTTCTTGCACTTGTTCTTGTAGTTGTACTTGAGGTTGTTCTTGTAGTTGTACTTGAGGTTGTTCTTGCACTTGTTCTTGCACTTGTTCTTGCACTTGTTCTTGAGGTTGTTCTTGTACTTGTACTTGTACTTGTACTTGTACTTGTTCTTGAGGTTGTTCTTGTACTTGTACTTGTTCTTGTACTTGTACTTGTTCTTGAGATTGTTCTTGTACTTGTTCTTGAGGTTGTTCTTGAATTTCTACAAATTGTCCAATTACTGGGTTTGCAGTTTCAACTTGGACTTGTTGTAGCTCAGGAATTTGTTGTTCGATATTTTGAATTTGTATAGCAGTAATATTATCAAAAACATATCTGTCGTACCAAATTTTAGAACTTTTAATTAAAATAAAAGACCATACTATATAATTTACATATGAAAAAATTACGGATACTATTTCTCCATTGCAACTATAATTATAAGATTCAGTAATTAGATGCAAGTCATCATTTAAAAAATTTTGATATGTCTTTTTAATATCCAAACATTCACGTAGCACAATTGACAAATTGACAGCTGAAATGAACCAAAATAATGTATAAATACCACCTATTAATAAGATTGATACAATGTGGATATGTATCAAATTAGGTTGTTGAACAGCATCAAAAATAAATGAAAATGTATGAATAGAATATGCAATAATAGAAAAAATGAATGATGTAACAGATACGAACCAGTGAAAATCATAAATTCCTACTAATGTAAAAATATCATTTGATGCTGCCCATATAGAAGCACCAATTATTGAGGAAATAGCAGTTAAAGATGACCCTATAAAATAATTTGAAATCATGTATTGATAATCTTTTTTATTATAAAAAACTTGTTTTTAAATCGATTTTTTATAATAAATTAACTGTAAATTAACCGTAAATCACAACTCCTTTATTTGTATGTATACCAGCAATCAGCCATCCAAAAGAATCAACTTCAATTGGGAAAATATTAAAATTATAATTTTCTAAGACAGACATGTTTTTAGAATTACATTGACCTTCATTGGTAATTAGTAATTCATTTGCTAAATTTACAATTTTGTTAACAATTGGGATTTTGTCTTGCAAATAATTACATGAAACTATAGATTCATCATTTTCTAATTTTAACAATAATTTAATCAATTTTTGCATAGACATACGTTTACCTAAATTTAAAAATTGTAGGATTTGTTATTTTTTCAATTTAAATTAACTTGAATTTGTTATTGGTTAAAATATATTTGGTTAAAACGTCGTAATATATAAAAATTATCACTTAATTCATAAACGTTATATCTTTTTGATGAATTTGCTAATAACCGATTGTATATTAAAAAATCTGATATAATTTCACTAGATAAAAATACATAAGTAAAAAAAAAACAGTACAATACTATTATCTTTGTTAATACAGTATTGTTCCTGTAATAAATTATAACTAATCTTTGTGTATATAAATATAAAACATACACCCAAACTGATAAGTTAATCCATGATAAAGATAATAATGATAATTCTCGAAAACATTGATTTCCATGGTAATCCTTTGAATTTTTAAGTGTAGAACATTGTAAAAACGATATTGGTATATGTATCGAACATATAAACCAAGATATTGTATTCAAAAAAACAACTGACGTTTTTAATAAACTAAAACGTGACGTATTTAACAACCAAAGAGATAAAACAGCTGATAAACCTGATGTCATTAAATAAAATTTATTAATTTTTAATAATGTAAACAAGTCAAATGAATTATTCCAATATTGCCAAATAAAAAAAGAACAAAAAGATGATAATGACGATACAATTAAATCACTAAAAGATAACACATCCATTTGTATTATTTAATTAAAAGTTGTTCAATGTTGTTTTTATTTTACTTTTTTTTTATTCGATGTTATTAATATAGATGTCACCAAGTATTTTTCAATTGCAAGCTCTTGGTATTCAAGATATATATCTAACAAAAGATCCTCAAATCAATATTTTTAAATACAATTATTATCGTTATGTAAATTTTGCAACGGATACTGTAAAACTTGACTTTAATTCTAGTGCTACATTTGGACAAAAATCAACTTGTGAAATACCTAAACGTGGTCATTTATTATCAAAATTATATCTTCATATTCGTTTACCAAAGATTTTATTCTCAACAGGTGAATATGCATCTTGGAGTGATACTATAGGATATGGTATTTTTTCAGATCCTATTGAATTACAAATAGGTGGTGTTATCGTTGATAGACTTTATCCGCAATTTATGGATGCGTGGGATGATTTAACAAATAATAATAAACAAATGGGTAAAAATTTTATGTTATTAAAATCAGATACGTATGTAAGTAGTCTTCAAAATGCATCAAAGGATGTTAATTTAGTAATTCCTTTGGATTTTTGGTTTACAAGAAACTATAACATGGCTTTACCATTGTTAAGTATGTTTAAACAAGATATTAAAATCAATTTCAAGCTAAGAAATTTTTCGGAATGTATTAATTATGATGGTGATATGCCAATGGCACGTGATATAATAACTTCTAATATTTATGCAGAATATATATTTTTAGACGATATTATCTTACGACAGTTTCAAGAACAAAAACATCAATATATAATTGAACAAGTTCAATATAACGGTGATGAAATTATAACAAATTCATCTAATGTATACAATTCTGATCTAAAATT